TGTGGACACAAAGGAGGGTATAAGACACAAAAAAAGGCCGCAACTCCTAAGAGTTGCGACCTGGTAAATTTTTGTAATATATAACTATTTGGTTGCGGGGGCAGGATTTGAACCTGCGACCTTCAGGTTATGAGCCTAAGAAAACTGGCGGTTTTCTGCGGGTCGACTCGACGTGTGGAAACAGTGTAGACATCCCCCCGTGAGCCTGACGACGTGTGGAAACTATGTGGAAATTTGCGACTCGAGTCGCTATTTGCGCCTAAATTTATCGAGTCCTTTCAACCCCAGCCCAGCCAAAATTGTGACGTATAAAATGTTCTGATACCAATCCGGCAACTCGTTCAGCCGCTCAAACCCCTCTTTGACGACATGCTCCATGCCCGGAATGAATGACAAAACACAAGGCGTCAAAACCGCCACTGTGATGATCTCATCTTTCCAAGATCCCTTCGTGGACTCTGCCATGATCAGTTCCCATTTGCTGTCGTGCTGGGCAGCAGTTTTCATGATCTCTGACTTGGCCTTTTCTTTTTCGACCTTACCCTCAAGAAAAGTCTGAGCAAGGCTCCCCACAACACCAAGAAGCTGGATCATTGCGGTTTCTCGCTCTGAAGCCATACAGCCAGCGATCCGGTCATGGCACCGGTGACGACGCTGATGAGGCTGGCCTGCTGCGTAGACAAGTCTGGCATCGCCAACGCCCACTCAATGCACCGGATGTAAACCAGCGTCATCGTGACCATCATAAATCGCGGCAAGATGCGAAGCTCCAGCATTTTACGCGCAACGCTCTCGACACTCATTTCCAGACCCCTGTCCGCATCATCTTTGAAAGCTCGTTTGCACGATGCCCGACCTGTTGCGCCCACAACGAGTTCAACATTTCGTTTGCCGCCAGATTGTAGTCGCCGACCAACAGCGCTGCCTGCATGTTTTGAAACTTGTCAAAGTTGGGCTTCCCCAAATTAAAAAGCATCGAAATGATGACAGCCTTACGCGCCTCATCCATTTTTGCATAGAAGGGGTAGGTGACCGCCTCCGCCTCACATCGCTGCACATCGTTGGCTAACAAATAATCAATCTCATCATCTGACAGGCCACCGTTTTTGCGCTCATCGATCAGGCGACCGCAGCCGATAGTCCAGTATGACATCGAGTCCTGATAGGCGTGTTTGACAACGCCCTCATGATGTTTGATAAGTTCAAGCAACTTCGTCATCTTCAAAATCCCTCTGCATCAGTTTGCTGGCCTTCACCCCAAGCTCATAAAGTGCGTCAGTCATCGGGCTGTCACTTGCCTTATGCCCACGCCCTGTTAAGAACACCTCAACCGCCTCACTTGTCTGCGGGTGATAGCTAACCGTTACGACCATGCCCTCTCCAATATCTTGCGAAATGCAAGGCCGCCGATTAGGAAGTGCGCTCATTCAAAATCTCCATTGTTTCATTGAAAGTTGTGCTTTCAATATTCATGTCGTGAAAAATCGTCCCGGAACGAGACATTGTGATCGTCTTGATGTTTTCGATTGGGATAAAATGACAACGGCGGTGGGGGATGCTAACGCAGGCCGCAAAGTCATAGTCATCTATTGTGGGGAAATGTTTGTCGCCGCCGATGCCAAAATGCCACTGCAATTTGCCTTCTTTGTAGCGACTGCCATCCGGCTCATGAAATGATGAGGCTTTGACCTGGCATCTGTATATTTTGGAGCCTCTGGTCACGATCATATCAAACCCAGCGATGGGGCAGATGACAGTTTTCCAGCCATGTAACTCACAGACGGCTGCGGCGATATATTCGCCGATGCGTCCGGTGGTTATCGCGCTCATTTTATTTAGGCAAAAACCCGATGACCATAGCGACCTTTGCGCCAAGCGCACCGATCAGCCCAGCAAAGCCAGCTACCAGCATCAGCGTTTTCCAGCCGCCCTTTGCCTGCAATGCAAGCTCGTGCAGTTCTTTTAATGTCTCTCGCGTTTCTGCCATCTCGCGCTCCAATGTGCGCAACCGGCTCGACATTTCACCAATTTCTCTTTCAACGCTCATTTTTTATCTCACTGCGAAAGATACCAAGAAAACGATCAGCCCGACTCCGACTGCAATCGCAAAGGCGATTGATAACGCCGTTTTGATCGCCGTTTCCATTTCGTGCTGTTTTCGACGCGCTTCAATTTGCGCTTTCCTGATCGCCTCTTTTTGGTCACGCAATGCCTGATTATGATGGTCAAGGATTTCTTGCCATGTGGATTTTTGATTGGCTGCTTTAGGCCACCGCATGTTGATCATTGTGGCGATCTGTTGCATTTCTTCATTGAGACGCTTCGACTCAAGCACAACATCGATGCTGGATCGGATGCTGATGTCACCCACCCCTGCCTGCTTGTTGCGTTCTTCGTTGAGTTTCTTTTGCGCTGAGAAAAGCGTCGAGATCTGATCGCCGATTTCAGCGACCGATTGCACATCATTAATGCGTGATTTTATAAAGCCAATAGCGTTTGACGCCGCAGTCACTGCGGCGATAGCTGTCGTGATTGGCTCCATCGTGACTAAGCATTAGGCCAGTCGTTAATCGGTGCGTTGCCAGATGGCTCGTCATCGACCATAGGCACGTCATACAGCGCCATAAACGCCGCGTGGGTAGTTGCACCGCTGATTGCCGTCTCAATGCGCTCTGAGGCCGCCCTGACGTTGGCACGATAGGCGAGCGTGTCGGCAGGGATGTCGGTGCCATTCTCAGCAGACCGCACGACCATCCAATCGGTAGGCGCAAGCAAGCCAGCCGCAGTCACTTTGGTCTGCGCAATTGCGTTGCTTTTCAAGCCCTTTGTGACGACTTGGTTGCCGTCTATGTCCACCATAGGTGTGCCGTCCTCGTTGGTCTCGTTGACATCGTCAAGAGCGCGCTCGATGCCAGCAGCCCAGTAAAAGCGATTGTCGAAGCTGGCGACTGCCGGGTCAGCCTCATACACCAGACCGATCTCGGTCTTGCGGCTGTCTGACATCTTCATCCAGTTTGCTGGGTGCTGTAGTCCGTTATCGTCTGCCCACGCCCGACCAGCGCGGATGACTTTACCATTATATTTGTATGCCATTGGTTATCTCCTATCTGGCGTTGGCGTATTTGAATGGCTGTTCGGCAAAGGCAAGGTAGATTGCCGTATCTGACGCAGCATTTACATAACCGTTTGCGCTTGTATGCCTCAGCTTGAAGCCGTTTGATAATAAATCAATCGGTGACGCTGCAAATGCACTTTCAGCAGTTGTTGTATTCGCTTGCAATAAATCTAAGTCGCCATCGTTGAAAGCATCTCTGGTGCTGTCAAATATGTTCCAATCACCCGTGCCATCAATGCGCTTGGCGATGACGAGTGCGGGGCGAAAGCCTAAATAGACAAATGTGCCATCGGCGTTATTGTTTAATTCCATACTGCCGACCTTGCTGTAGCCTTCAACGCTGTGGAAACAGTAGGCTATAAAATCATCGCCACTTTTGTTGGTTGGTGTTTCAGTGCCTACGCCAAAAGTTGTCGCAGTAAAATCGCTTTCAATAAATGAACCTGCACTGCTGAACTCAGCATTAGTTGCTTGTAAAGCCATTACTTTATCTGTGGTCATATCGTTAATTTGCAGAAAACTCCAATTTAACGAACTGTCCCTTGATTTGGTTACAAGCCATTCAGGTTTTTGTGTCAGACCGTGACCCACAGTGGCGTTAGCGCCTGTGCCAGTATAGCTAACTATACTAAACCCAGCATCGGGTGCAGCCGATACGCTTGACGTAATACTGCCATCAGTGTTGCTGACTGCTGTGCCGCCAGCTTTCCAGTTCCAAGCGACAATGCTATCACCACTAGCATTAGTGCCTATGGAGCCGCTAGTATGCGTAAAACCATCACTGTCAAAAGATGTTATTGAGCCAATAGCGTCAGCGGTAGTTGCGCTTGAGTACATTCTATTTTGCCCCCTAATAACATCATATAATTCGGGTGGATAGGCTGTTGTTCTGCTTTTTGCCCAAACAAAATCGGGCTGGAAACCAACACCAGTTATGGCATTTGTTCCGCTGTTTCCAGTATACAGCACAGTGTTAAAGTAATCGTCAGCCTGTGCCTCAGCATTTGGGCTGATGGTTGGTTCTGGTAGGTTGGCTGAACATAGGGCTAAGAAGCCAGATGGTGGGGCATATTCAAACGTGCCAATTCCGTTTTCATCTGTGTTCGCAGAAGACACATTTGCGCTGTCTTGACCAAAATTAAAAGATATAGAAAAATCTCTACCCAAATAAGCTGAAGCAACAAAAACAACCTCACCTGTTGGGTTAAAGGCCGACCCGCTTTGTGATGCATTGGTTCCACTAGCTGGGTCACCAGACGCAATATATGTTCCGTTGACGCCATACCAAATCTTTTTATCATCCATATCTAAAGCAATTTGAATGATGTCACCGCTTGACGGTGAACTTCCATACGAGCCTGCGGAACCAAGTGTGCCAGCATATGAGCTAGACAATTTGGCCTCGACACTCCAAGTTGCAAACTCCATATGCGTGTTAGAGGATATTCCTGAGGTTTCAACATAGGCAGTACCATCAACCGCTGGGTCAAACCCCCCTTTTGTTTCTGCGACCCCAAACGTCACTGTGTCTATTCCTGAATCCTCGTATTTTATTTCAACATACCACTTGCCGCTAGAAACACCCATTGTTGAAAAACAACCAGTATGAATATTCCCTGTTGAGCTTCTTTTTAATTTCAAACCGCCTTCTTGTGTTGTTTGAGTAAAGCCCGGAATAAGAACAGGAAAATTATTAGTCGGGCTGTCCGGCACGACATCGCTGGCGGCTAGGTTGTTGGCAGTCCAGTCATTGGTGTTGCCGCTTTCATCGTCACCGATTGCGCTGCTGTCATCAAACGGCAGATAGAAACCGTTAGTGCCGTATGACCCGCTGTATCTTTTTGGCACCCACACACCGTTGATGGTTTCGCCAAAGCTGGTTGGGTCTAGGGCTGTGCCGTCAATAAAGTTGACTTCGGCTAGGTAGCCGCAAAAAAACTGTGCGCTATTTATTCTAGCACTTTGACCGATTGCGTGAACAACATTGCTGTTCCAATCTGTATCATAATTTTGTGATGGGTATGTAGCGGTTGAAAAACTTGTTACCTGTTCACCATTCACATAGAATTTTACACGGTCAGCCGCTGTTGCTTGGGTTGTATCTACTGATAAAACAATATGATACCAAGATGAAACATCACGGTAAACAGCAGTGGTTATAATACTAGCATTTACAGCATCATTAAGATAAAATCTTAGAGTATTATCATCACCAAATTGAAATTGGTCAGCATCACCGCCATCAAATGCCGCCCAGATAAGTTGGCTTTGATTTGCACCACCACTGCCCAATTTTGACCGCTTTACCCAAAGGCTATATGTCCAAGTTTTGCGGTTGCTTGCAGATGACGGTGTGCGATTTAGATATGCATTACCGCTTCCACTATCAGTGTTTGGAAACCGCAGAGACTGGTCAATGCTGTATGGGTAAAAGCTGCCAGACGCACCTACGTTACCGCCGCCGCCAATTCCGAATAAACTGCTCATAATACCGCCTTACGATACGTTTAGGCTGCGCCCGATTTCATACATGTTTGTGCCGTCAGAGTTAAACACCAGAATGTCTCTCGCAGCCGCAGTCGTGGTCAGTGTCGGCGCAGTGCCGCCAGCAAACTTGAACACCGCGTTAAAGCTAGGCACCCGTGTGCCAGTCGCGTCCTGCACAATCGTCAGGACATACACACCGCCGTCAACCATATTAGTCGGCGCGGCAAACGTGCGGTCGCCAGCAAGGGTAACGCTAGTCACCTGATTGGCTGATGCATCCCAGCTAATGCTCGCGGCGTCTGTCAGCGTGGTGGCGTTGAAGTTCTGCGTCGCAGTAAACTCTTGCGCCACAGACAGGCCAGCGATTGTGGCGTCGGCATCAGGCACAGTCAGCACGCGGGTGTTGCCGGTTGTAATGCCAGCCGCATCGAAGCGCACCTGCTTGGTGTCGTCAGCCGGATCAGACAGCGTGAAGGTGTCCTGTATGGCTGAAGCGCCGGAGTTCATGTCGGCAAGCTGCTTTAGCAACTCTCGCGCAAAGTTGTTGACATCAGATGGCTGCATTGTCCCTTCGCCCAGATCGATTGAATTTAGATCTGTGTTCGAGCTTGCAGTCGCCGAATATTCACTAATTTTTGTGTTGCCCATTATTGCGTCCTTTTAGTCTGTGAGTAGGCCAGAAACTGCACCAACACGACCACCAACTCTGGCGGCTCTCTGTGCGCTTTGTTTGAGGCGTTGTGCTTCGCCTCTACGCAGTTGGCTTAGCCTGCGCAAAGTTTCACGTTGATTTACTAAATTTGTGTCGAACAGATCGCGAGCCACATTGGTGCCGACCTTCGCACCCAGCCCACCCCCGCGAGTTACAACATCGCGCCCAACAGCGCCGATATTGCCTGAAAGCAAGTTTGTGAACAGTTCCGCATCACGCACCACATCTTTTGCATCTTCTTGCGCAAATGCAGTCTTTGATCCGCCGGATGGCTTTGTGCGGCTGCGAGTGACTTCCTGATTGATGCGGCTGGTCATGCGCTTTTCAAAGTCAGTAAATGACTTGGCATCCGGGAAGGCCTCACGAAGCAGGCCTCTGAACCTGTCTTTGCCAAACAAGTCCTGTGCGCTGTTTGCAAGATCGCGCTGGTTTGATACGCGGTCGCGGATTGCCTGTGCCACACCGATGCGGAAGGCCTCACGCTCTGACTCGCTCATGTTTTTGACTAATGGCTTTAGATCATCGGCTGTGCCTTTGAAAATGCTCTTGCCGACATCGATGGCGTCCCGAAGTGCGGCATCACCAGCAAAACGAGCGTTTGCGGCGGCATAGTCTGGATTTTCATCAAACAAGCGCTGTTTGAAACCTTGACGCATATTTGTGAGTTTGCCCTGCTCAACATTCGACAACGAGCCTTTGCGCTTGCCTGTATCAATTGCGGCATCCATACCCATCTTGAGGTAGTGAGCTTGTTGCATGGTTAAGTCTGGAGACACCACTTTGCCCTGCTTTTCGTATGCTTTGAAAAGCATCTCCATTGGGGCTTCATCGGTTTTAAACCCGACCTCTTTTCCAAACTTTGTCTGAGATAACGTGCTGACTGTATTTGACGGCACAAGCCTGCGAGTCGCTCTTGGTGTCGCTCCATCCATCACAATGTCATCGACATAGCGGCCTCCGACCGTGTCACTTCCAAACCTCCTTAGTAGTTCGGCGGCTTCGTCTGCATTTGAGGCTGGGAACCTCTCGCCCAGTTTATTTATAAAAATTAGCTTGCCATCTTCTGCGTCCACAAATTGCAACCTCTTTGCTGGGTTTTGGATGACACTTAGAGGCGGTAAGTCGACTCCATCGTATGACGCAAGTTTTTGAGCTTTTTTGTAGGCTTGTGCAAATCCATCATTGCCAGCGAAATCAGCAATTTTGTCGATTGCAATAGTCCGGTCGGCACCATCTGCTTTGAAGGCTTTATTATAATCACCAGCCGCATTTCTAGACTGACGCTCAATGATCTCTTCAGTCGCCTGCGTTGCAGATTTGCCCGATGCCAAGTTGCCCATAACATCGTCAGCGATCTCAAAGCCTGACTTTGCCTGACGTGTGTCGAGCGCTTCCTCTGCCAGCGTTCTTGCCTTACCAGAAACGGCGGTTGCGCCCTGCGCCAAGCCTCTCACGCTCTCGCCGCCCACATCAGCAATCATGGTGTCGCTGACGCCATCACGCTGTGCCTGCTTCAAACGAGCCAAAGCCTGCGTTGGTGACATGCCTTCCTGTTGAAGTTTTTGCAGCATCTTGAGATCAGCAGTGCGTTGCACTCCGGCATCGCTCAATGTGTCCGTAGCGGCTCTCAGACGGTTCACACCGCTTTTGATCGCTCCGCCTGCGGCTGGTAGTGCAGCGCCAAGCACACCGCCTGCCCCTGCGCCTATAGCGGCGTTTGTGAGTCTGTTTTCCAGCGTGTCCCGACCTGATCCAAAACCAGCAACGCCGCCGATGCCAGCGCCAGTTAAAGCACCTGACTTGATGGCTCCCATCGCACCTCTTGCGGCTGCACCAGCCGCTGCCCGGCCTGCACCAACTCCGCCAGTGAGCAACCCGCCGCCAATCTCCATCGCCAGCGCCTTGCCAGCGTTGTCTTTGCGATAGTCGTCCATCTCGCCACGAATGCGGTTGACGGCGTCACCGTAAGACTCATCAGTGAATGCTGACTTCACACCAGCTTCGATCTCATCACCAAAGCCCAATGCCAAGCCCTGCCCTAAAGCGAACCGTCCAACGTCTTTCAGTGTGGTGCCTTTTTGCTCTTTTTTGGCTGGGTTTCTCGATGACACACCAAGATCGCGCTCAATCCGGCGAATCACCTTTTGCTGACCAGCCGCATCCAGATCATTAAAGCTGTCGTCAACTTTGACCTTTTTACCGCCGATATTAAGAGTGGTTGCCATTAGTCATCATCCTCCACAACAGAGTAACCAACGCCGTCTGCTGAAGTCTCATTGCCGAAATCATACTCGCCTAAATTCTTTGCTTTGCGCCGGTTTTGAACTTTTGCCTTATAGCGATCAATTGTGCGCTTCTGAACTTTTCGGAGATCTTCCAAAGCCTGACGCACAGCCTCCGTATCTCTGGACTCTGTTGCGGTCACAATCTCATCAATGGCACGTTGCGCATCACCGTCGGTTTGAACACCTTTTGCCATGCGCAGTAACTCGTTCCGCAGCCTGCTTATATATCTGTCAAAGGCGGCGCTGTTTCTTGCCTCTTGATCGGCTTGCTCGCCCATAAAAGGGTTATAAGGCATAGTCGCATCACCAACAGAGTCGAGAAGACCGAACTCCAGCATTTCACTATCAATCAAATCGAGAAAGCCATCAGTGTCGGAAAGCAAATCATTAGTCGCCGATATGTTGTCTAACTCGTCAGTTTGCGCTTCGATTTGCTTGTCAGATAAGTTGACGTTTTTGGTTTGCCGCTTGATAGCTTGCTCTTCCAGATAATTTTTAACGTCCGTGTTTTCGATAATTTTGCTTTCGCCGGTGACAGGGTCGACGACGCGAGTGAAGGCACCGTTGCCTAAATCCTGCAAGATTGGGCGTGACGCAGACGCTTCCATTTGAGCAGCTTGAGCCTGCTTGTATCTGTCAGTGATAGCTTGGCTTGCCTTTGCGTCCTCTGCCGCCTTTTGCGCATCAAATGAACCCATGCCTGCGTTATATGCTCTGCCAAGCGCCTGACCCAATGTTGGTGCTGGCATGCCTTTAACTGCACCACCTGACTCAAGCAGTGAGGCTGCGGCTGACATAATCCCTCTGCCTTTTGCGCTTCCCAGATCATCTGCCAGCAAATTGCCAAGCAGACCGCCCTGCGGGGCGGCTGGGGTTTGCGACGGTGTGATCAGTTTTGCTTGCGGCATAGCTTTTACAAAGTCAGGCACACCCATCGGCGGACGCGGTGCGCCCTGCATTTGTGGGCGCGGTTGCGGCATGACCGTTGGCATCGGCATAGCATTTGCGACCATTGAAGGCCTGCCCTGCATCGACGTTGCTGCGCCGGATGGCATTGGTATCGGAGTGAACCCTGACATTGCAGCCTGTGACGGCCTGCGGCGAGGTAAGACTCGCGGCAAATAAGGGTTGGCTCCCGCTGGCAAGCCTTGCATTCCTAAAATATCAATTGCCATTTTCGTCCCCTTATACCAGACCCAAAAGGCCACCGCCGATTGCGCCATACATCGGGTTGAACCCAGCAGACTGAGCAAGTTGAGCGCCACCCAATGCGCCGCCTAAAGCAGATGAGGCTGAATTGCGGTTGACAGGCTCAATGGTGTTGCTTCCGACAGTTCCACCGCCAACGATTGCCATGTAGTCCTTCAGGTTTTGCATCGGCTGGTTTTGCTCAAAGTTAAATCGATTGATGTTGTCTTGCAGTTCAGCCTGCGCCAGACCTTCTCTTGCCTCGCCAACACCGGTCAGGAGCTTCTCGTCCATGAGAGCCGCTTGTGGTGCCTGCGCTAGTGCGTCCTGTTGTGCTTGATATGAAATCGGGGCAAGCGCACTCGCTAGTGCCTGCTGGTTTGCGCCAGACCCATATCTACCATACTTCGAAAATTGACTTGTCACCTGATCAATCGCTGGCTTAAAGGCGGCTGATAAAAGCGGGTTTGTCCCCATCAGGTTTTGCTGCACAATATTTTGCGCCTGCGCAGTCATGCTGTTTGGGTCAAGCGCTTCGTCCCGAATGCCGGTCAGCGCCATCTCTGTTTCAGGCGAAAATCCAACAACAGTGCTGCCTGTGTAATAGTTTGGATCGCCTGATGTATACCGGTCTTTTGCTTCAGCCAGACCAAACTCCAAGAATGGTTTAGCATAGCTAGGTGGCTCAACTTGTGTGTTCACAGTTTGCTGACCACCGCCTCCGCCGCCGCCTTTGCTCATATCAATAGTCCTTTACCATTATGGTTGATGTTGGCTCATAGCCATTGAGAGCGCGAACCCATCCTTTGCGCCCAAATATTTCCACCGACTGACAGCCCCATTGCTTCGACCATTCAATGATCTCTGGCTCTGCCTTTATCAGTGTGTCAAGATCACCGCCAGCCAACCAAAACCGCAAAATAGTGCGTTGCGGGTAGCGGATAATCTCAGTAACAATTGCTGCATTCTTAAACGCCCAGAATTGCGCCTCACCAGCAGCAACAAGCTGTAAAACATCATCAAGCGTGTGAGTGCCATGAGCGTGTTCTAATGCGGCTTCAATGTATGGTGCGCACCGTTCCCAATCATCCAATGACGATGTAGTCATATGTCCGATCCGTTTGCGCGTTATTTGCATGAGCAATCGTGAAAGTCTGCTTGCCTCGACTCGATACATACATGCCCCCAGCCGCTTGCTCTGCTGCTGCATTTGCTGTGGTCGGCATAAACAAGATGACGCTAGTTGCTCCGGCTCTGTCCTCTGTTACAGCGGTTGATGCAGCGCTTGCAGTGAGAGTCACTGTGCCAGTGGCGTTGATCTTGCCATCAAGTATGTTGTTGACAATCGTTGCGACCTCTCTGGCATCATTAGCCAGAGGGCTTAAACGTCTGAAGTTTGTGGTTGCCATTATCTGGTGCCAAGCGGCTTCTGTTCGATGTCTACGCCTTGCGCAAATTTCCAATTGCCTGTCATGTTCATCCGAACCTTATGAAACCGGCCTTGCGCTCTATGCTCCGTAAAACCATCAGCAGTGAGGTTTGATGCGGCGCTGAATGTTTGAGCAGTATTTTGCAAGTTGCGAGTGGATATTTGCACGTTGACATCGCCATTTTCAAAAAACGGTATGGTGCGCGTTATGATGCTGTGACGTCCTTTGTTCAGGACGGCCTCTGGCGTTTCGATCACAGCCGAAACAATGCTGCCAGTGAAGGTTTGTATTTTCTTGTCTTTGCCTGCGCCGAAGAAAAACTCGCCGCCCTGCAATGCCGGATCGTCAAGCTGGATGTTAAGGCCATCAAGCGTTGCTGAAATGTTGTCGAGATCTTCCAGTGTGTATCCGCCGGTATACAATGCCGCTAAGATCTCAATGTCGCTAAATATCGCATACGACCAGCGGTTCAAAGCATAGTTGTAAAACAGAACGTAATCAGCCAACCCGCCAACAGCGTCAACGCTCGTAAATGCCCACGCAACAATCTGGCGGCGTGGGTCAATTGCTGCCGACATATTGTTCAGGTATTGCGTGTCAGCATGATCCCAAAACCACCGGTTTATCTTTTCTGCACCAATCGGTCTGGCCTGCCTGCCATCAAACATGTAGAAACCATCGTCCGACAGGAAGTAGGTGTTTGCGCCCATCGACACGACACTCTGCGGAACTGCACAGCCTCTGGATGTCTCGACCAAATCAATCTGGTAAATAAGCGGGGTGCCAACATATTGAGCAACCGCAATGCCGCGCTCCATCAGTATCGTGGCAAACTCGCCTCCGGTCAGGCCGGTGATCGCACCTGAGTCGCCACCAAAGATGTCCTGAAAATCCGCCTGATCTGTGCCGACCGTCCAGCTTGTCTCATCATTGATGCCCGACCATCTTGTGCGGAATGGGATTTTACCGCTGCCCTCATCGATGGACGCCAGCCACACCTGATCCCGCACGACTGCGATATAATCGGCCTTTGGGGGCGAGCCTGCCAAGTCAGCAAAGGCGGTATCTGTGCCAAGCTGAAACTTTTGCAACGCTTCGTTAGTCCCGCCAGCCGCAATCATAGTCTCGCCAAACTGCACAAACCGCCAACGCTCACCGTCTTGCAAACTATGCGTGGTCGCGGCCTGAGTCACATTATCGAGCGCAGATGTTGCTGCATTAAATTTGTAGAGCTTTGTCGAGTCACCCGCAAAAAGTGTGGTGTTGCCGTTGTTGTCTTTGCCTGCAACAATCCCGCGCAACTTTGCAGTGGCAGCGCCGGATAATGACGCAAGGTCTTTAATTGACCGATAGCCATTAGCGGCTGGGATGCAATTCTTCGCAACCGTCACGCCCTTATTTATTGTCTCAGGCTGATCCGGCAACCATTCTCCAAACTGTATCATTGAGATGCCCACGTTGCGGTTGTTGTTGTTTGTGTTGCCCAGACTCCTGGCGCATCAGTTTGATCCGCCCAAACGCCAGGTTGATCTGTGACTATAGTCCAGTCCTCACCCAATATTTTCATGCTGACCGCCGGTGTGATTGCTATTGCGCCGGTCGATGGCATGCTGAATATGCCGTTTGCATTTGCTGTAACGCTGAACTCAAAGTCAGCCGCACCAGCCGCCAAAGTGACAAAGTTAAGCGTCGCGGTGCTTGTCATTTGCATTGACGCAGATGCCGAAACTGTGCGGACTCTTGTGCCGGATGCGGTCGCAGTTCCCACCGCTGAGACAAGTGCCTCAAATGGGCGAACTCTCAAAAACGCGCTGGTTTGTGTAACAAGCGCAGTCACCGCCGCCGCGAAAGGGCGAACCCGTGTTGACGCAGTGCTGCCAGTAAATGCAACGCTGGCGGTTCCCGCCACCCCTTTTAGCTTAGAGGCAGATGCTGTTGCCGTTACAGATGTGGAGGCGTTGGCCTCCGCCACCTTTACTTCAAGATCGACATTGTCGAGGGTGCCGTAATTCCAATTATCAAGCGCCCCCCAGCTATCCATATGGTCGAGAACAGTCGCAGTCCAAGCGACCTTGTCTCCAAGTGTGTCCAGCGTAAAGGTATAGCTGTCAAGGCTTCCCGATAGCCGGTCAAGAGGCGCGGTGCTAGGCATTAGCCAGCAGTGATGTCCATGTCGCCGATAGCGAGTTTCAGAATGTCGCCTGACTCAATTGTCTTAGATGCGGTGAGCGCACCATGAATTAAAAGGTTTCCAGAGCTTGCGGCATCGAAGAGGCCAAAGTGACTCACTACTCCCCATGAACCGGTCGCAGCGGAAAACTCAACAGCAGCATCATTGGATGCTGTGCCAGAGGCAGCCGCACCAAAACTGACTGATTGACGTGAGTAATTGTTGCCGGTTAACTCTGTGCCGCTATTATCATCGTTGAACGATCCGGTAGACAAGCCGACATAAACTGTCGTTGGCATGGTGTAAGCGCCGGTGCCAAGCAGATGATCGAGCAACTCATTTTCAGCATAATCTGAGAGCGCACTCATTATTTAGACTCCTGTATTTTGACGTTGATAGATGGATTGGATCTGAAGCGAACCGGTGCCGTAATAAGATCTCTCGCTATCTCTTTGGATTTCAGCGATGGCACGGCTGAATTTTTGATCGTAAAGTTGCGCCCTAGTCTCATCCATCAAATATGTGTATGCCTCGACAAGCGCCCCACTGAGGTAAGCGTCGGGGTGGCGTGAGAGGATTGTGTTGGTGGCGTTTGTCGCTGACAAACTCTCAATCTCACCAATGTAGACAATCTCAACGCTGTAAACCGCGTCAGGAATAGGGCGCAGGCGGATCTCATCACCGATGATCGAATATGACAATGGCTTGCTTTGACCAGCCGTTGAGTGATCCTTATCAATCGCGGTCGGGCTTTTATAATCTAAAACAGTGAGCGGCGATGTGAGGAGCTTGACCTCACGAACCTCACGCATATCGACAGGCAGCGCTATATACTCATTACCAGCAACCGTTGAGGCTGTTGCGCGTTTTTCCTGAGAACGTGTCTCAAGCTCACGCGACATTCTAGCCTCTGCCAATTTAATGAAGTCTGGGATCTGCGCGGTGAGATCAGTCCTTGCGAGGAAGTTCTCAATGCTAGTCTGCAGATCTGCATAGGTTGCTATCGCCATTAGATATGCCCACCACCTGTCCTAAAAAATCGGTTGTCGTAATCATTGAGCCACTTGCGCCACGCCTTCGGATTGTCCTTGTAGTCCCCAAATTTCTCTTTGAGTTCCATGAACACGTTGGCTGGTATCTCAGCCACCTGTTGCCAGTGCCTTTGCGTGTTGCCGACCAATTGACCTTTTTGCCACTCATCCCGCAGGCGCTTGTTATGCTCAAGAACGTGGCCGACATGCTGCTTTTGTTCGATTGTCCAGCCGCCGTTGTCGTTCTCATGCAACCATGTTTGACTGCGTTTCTGAGAGTCATTTCTAATTAATCTTTTAGTCATTTTTCCCTCAAATAAGAAAAGGGGGCTAAAAGCCCCCTTCTCAGGTTTGTTATGCAGAACGATTATGAGCCGTTGAGATCCATAATCATGCCATGTGCCTTTGGTGCCTTGACGCACAAAGTCCACTCACAAATAAGCTGTATTTTCTCAGCGTCACCGGTGCTCCCGATTTCGTTCTCTGAGAAGTTACGTCCAGCAAGTGTGCCGATCTCGACATAGTCAGGATCGATGACAAACAGACGGTCATTGCCCATGAAACGTGAAGGCGTAATATTCAACTGACCGAAGTCGTTGAGATATACCGACACAGATCCAATAAATGACGGCGCTGCATTTGCAGTGGCATTCACTTGGTTTGTGACCAAGTTTGTGCCTGCCTGACTCAGATCACTGATGTTCGCACGATTGGTCGCGGAACATACCAAAAGCTCTGGAGAGCCTCCGTCAGCCCATGCGTCCTGTGTGGCGTCGTCAATGAGCGCCAAAGTCAACGCACGGTCAGTGCCACCTGTCACGGTGTCAGTGCCGTCGCCAGTTGCAAATGCACCAGATGCACCCACACTGCCGTTTGTGACCCAGCAAGTCAGCGATGCTGATTTGCGCGGACCCGAAGCGGCACGAGCCACATCGGTGTTACCGATCATGTGTTCGATGTCGCGGCGAAGCTCTAAGCCTTTTAGAACCTTCTGATAAGCGACCTCACGATCACGACCCGCTTTTTCAACAGCATCCAAAGTCTTCGAAATGATTACACCTTTTTGTGAAATCTGGGCGTAATTTCCGAGTCGTGTTGTGGCAGTCACACCAGTGTCCGCCATATCCGCGCCTTCATTGACGTGGTTTGCGGCGGCGCTCGCTAATTCTTGAACTTGCCATTCGGCAAAAACACCATTGATAGTTGTCTTTGCGGTTGAAGAGAAAATCGGTGTCTCGTCTGAGTCCACCTTATAAATTACGTCAGCAAGGGTCTCTTTTTCCCCTACACTGTTCGCAGTGGTAGCTGTAGCCATCTCGTGGCTCCTTTCTTATCCTAAGAGTAAATCGACGGCAGCATTGATGCTCCGTTCTTTGCCAAGACGCTGAGACAATTGTCGTCTGCGCCGTGTTTGACTCTCGCCCTTAGATCTAGGAGCGCCAGCTTTTGCCATTTTCGGTGCTTTCCGCACCTTCTTCTTTGCGGCATCTGTCTGCTGCGTCAGCTTGGACAAACGCCAGGAGTCATAGAGAGCTTTGACCGCCCGATGATCGCTTGCGACCTGTATTTCTTCGGCGGTGTAACCCAGAGTTTTTGCGTAATCGATGACTTCTTTACGTTCGTTCATCATCGTTTTTTCGTCACGCCATGCTGGTATTGAGTCCAGCATTTTCTCTTTTTCTTTGACCAAGTGATTTTGAAACGCGACCTGATTTTCAGCAGCTTGTTGCTGGTGAATAGCTTGAGTCTGTTCGTCAACAGCCTGTTTGGTGGCCTTGTTATCGTTCCAAATCTGAATGGCTCTGGCATACTCTTTAGCATCTAACTGGTCATATAAACTGTCCCAATCCGGCTCTTGCGCCGTCATGGATTGCAGATGTTGACTCAGTAGCTGGAGTCCTTGCCCATACTCATCCCGCTGCCTTCTGGCTTCAGCAATTTCTGCGTCAGCCTGTTTGCTTTTTTCAGCGGTCTCTTGCATGCGCTTTGTGAACGCACTCTGCATCATAAAGCCGGACTTTAAAGTCTCTAGGTCTACCTGCATCGTTTTTCCGTCAACTTTGACGGTATACAATTCAGGCTCCTCTTCCTCTTCATCGTCGGCCTCATCTTCAGAGGCATCTTCCTCATCAAAATCAGCTTCATCATCCGCTTCCGCTTCAACCTCATCGGCTTCAGCCTCTGCTTCGATCTCAACCTCATCTTCAGAGGGTTGAGCCTGATCTTCGTCAGGCTCTGCTGCCTCACTCTCTGGATTGTCCGCCTCTGGCGGGTCTGGAAGAAGTGTGGCTATAGCTTCATTAAAACTTAAACTATCGGGAGCGCTGGTTTCCGGCGTGGAATTGTCAGCCATGTTTATCACCTATTTTTTTGTTGCTGCTCTGAGTTCATCTTTGCGATTTTTCCGTCCACGACGACGCTGGCAATTTGCTGCTTGAGCGTATCGAGCGCGGTGCAAAGATTGTAAATGCGCTCGCGAGCCTCTGTGTCATTCACATCGGTTTGTCGCCATGTGCGCATAAATTCTGTGTTGAGCTTTTCAAACGCCTCTTGCAAAAGAGGGTCTTTCAGCAGACGTTCAGCGTGAGCCGCACGTTCTTGCTGAGTCCTTAATTTTGCCTCGCTCATGTCAGCAAACCTGATGTCGGGGCAAAACCAGTCAAATCCATTTGATTTTCGTAATAGTCAGGGTTGTAGGCGAAAGTATCGACAAAGGCTTTATTGGCCTCTGCAAACCCATCGCCTCCAAATGCAGGCGCTTCATCAAGCGCCGTTGGGCGATACATCAAACCCTCTGCGCTCGACCCCATAGTGTCGCCGTCGCCATCAGCGCTTGAGCCGGTGTCTAATCTGCAAGCCTGCAAATCATCATCAAAGATGTAGCCGTCAGGACAAGTGCCTGTCATCGGGTTAGGCGGAACCGTCTGTTGCCGATCTTCGCCAGCAGCCGCATAGTCGTCCACATAACCGGTTTCGGGCATTCCCTTTACAGGGTTGCCTGTATAGACTTCGCTTCCAAAGAGTCCTTTGCCGAAAGCACCGGCAAGCTGACCATTTTCGTCAAAAACAGGCCGACCGCCCGCATCTAAAACAGATCGGATTCTGTTGATGCCAAACTTACCAAGTCCGCCAAGAGCCGCACCAGCAAATCCCGGCAAACCGTAACCCGCTTCAGCTTGAGCATAACGATCATCAAGCTGGCCTTGCACACCGTCATTGATTGCGCTCAAAACATCCGGGTCATCAAAATAATTTGAGTACGATGGAATGCCGAAAACGCCACCAAAAGTCGGGTTGCCGCTAAAAAGATTTTTTAAGCTGCCGCCTATGCGCCTGCTACTGAATACCGATGGGGCGAAAACTCCGCCACCGTTTAAATAGCTTTGTGCAATGCGCTGGGCGGCTGGCGTTGTTGTGAAGTTAAAATCTGCGGCAGTCATGGTGCTGTTAGCCATCGGGTTGCGATCAGTGCCGCCGCCCTTTTCAGCAATGCTTTTGGCTAGGTTGTCACGCGCTTGGTCGATTATTGCCTTTTCATATGATGTAACTCTGTCGTCACGATCATTTCCGCGATCACCACCATCCGGCGCACCCTGTCTGCCATCTGCGCCAGCCGACTGATCACCGCCGCCGCCGCCATAATCATCACCTTCGTCATAGTAAGCCAAAATGCCATGCACCGGCTTTCCGGCACCACCAAGCGCCATGAGCAAGCCCTGCTCTGCGTCATTGATGTAGGCAAGCTCGTGCGGCTGACCTTTGATCGTGGTCTTTTTGGGTGCGGTGATTTTGTTTTTCATCATTACACTCTTGGCAAGTTGGTGCTGATCTCAGCATCAGTTATTGCTTTGGCTGCGCGAAGCTGGCTTTCCAGCGCAAGCTCCTCACGCCGCATCTCCAACTCAGCAGCCTGCTTTTGCTCTGCAAGGCGGAGATCGGCTGCGGCCTTTTCGCGTTTGATCTGGATGTCCGCTTCAGCTTTTTGCTGGGCGATCTGAATGTCTGCTTGCGCCTTTTGCTGCTCAAGCTGGAGCATCTGCATTTGCGGGTTGGGTTGCTGCGGTTGCTGGGCGGCTTGCGCTTTTTTCTGCTCAACCATCTGAGCGACCATTTGCGGATCGTTGAAAAACTTACCGCTGTCTTTGAAACCGCCAATCTCAGCGATTTCACGCAGTGTTGCCGCATATTGCTGCAATGTGCAAAGCGGGTTATCAGCGCCCAGCGTTTTCAAGATCTCTTCTTGCTTTGACGCGATCTGAGTCAAAAACGCGATCTTTTGCTCATCGTCTGCGGTGCCAAGCCCTACGTTGACCACCACATCAAACTCGCTGTCCCACTCGCGTGGGTCAATCGGCACAAACTTGTTACGCAAGCGGATGACCCGCTTCTCTTGCTGGTATTTAGTCGAAAGCAGCAAAATGCCTTTGAACAAGTCCTTCATGCCGCCTTCGGCAATATTACGACAAAAGCTCTCGATTTTCTGGCCTGCGCCTTTAACGGTCGCAGCAACGGCGGATGCGGTCGTGCTTTGTAGCGCATTTGGGTCAAGCCCGGCGGATGCGGCGGTGATGCCGGTGCGGTTGCCTTTTATGTCGTCCATAAATTTGAGCAGCGGCAAAACCTCGCCGCCAACGCCCTGCCCACCCAATGTCTGCACAGCGCCTGCAGTTCTAGCCCTGATTACACCACCAGCAGAGCCATCCAGCAAATCATCCAAATTGACCTGTCCTTCGACTGCCACTGTGCGCGGGTTGACCGTCAGATATGTTGCGTCGAGATACTGCCGCATCAGAACAGATTTGATCTGCTGCACATCTTTCGTCAGATCAAATATGCTGCGACCAATCAGGCGGTGCGGCATGTTGATAGGGCTGATGACCGCAAATGGGATGTGGTCGGTGACTTCGTTTTCCAAAACGTGCGAGCCAGAGTCCCCAATGGACAACACCCGGCGGCGCTCTGCAATGCCATCGCCGTCAAAGTCCATCAAGATCACGCTGTCGAATACTGCGACCTCTTGCTGGCTATCATCGGCTGGCGATGTGTCTGAGCCAGACCCAATATCGCCGAAGCGCACGTCGCGCTCTTCTTCTAGCTCAACGCGGGTGCTGCCAATATGCTCACGCACCTCATCTTCGTCATAACCCATCGAGATCAACTCGCTGACGGTCATCGTGGTGCGATGGCAAATAAACCGCGCATCCTCAAGCGACTTGGCTCTGCGATTGAATAAGAATTCTTCGGGCGGCACGTTCTCAATGCGAACCCGACCTGATTTGCGCGTGACTTTGACCTTCATATCAAAGCTCTCAGCCGCAGCAACTTCAGAGCCGTCAACCATTGTGGCGCTGGTGATGTTGGTCGATTGCTCGATCACCTCAACGTCAGGGTTGTTCAAAAGCAGCGCAAGCTCTGCATCGTTCAGGTTTTCGTAGGTTTCTTCTTCGACGGTCGTGGTGTCGTCATAATAAAATTTTACGCACCCGATCTTGAACAGGAGAGAGTCCCTGATCCATGTGTCGATGATTTTATAGCCGTTATTATCATGCGCGATGATGTAGTTTACATAATCGCTGGCCTGCTCCGCCAACTCTGCGTCCTCTGCATTGCGGGGCGAAAAGCGCACATATTTGTCTGAGCCGCAAAAAACTCGCATAAGAGAGGGCATGATCTGTTCGACGACATCCGAAACAGTGGTATCCACGACCTGTGACTTGCCATCGATCTCATTGCCAAAAGGCTCTGCCAAATAATAGTCGAGCGCCTTTATGCGGTCAGCCGAATATTCTGTGTCGTAATTGTCGAGCGCGTCAGAAATCTCAAGCGAGATGAGATTGCCAACGTCCTCGTCACTTAGCTTTTCTGCCATTGGCTTTCCTCTTTGAGTGCGCTTTGCCCAGCGCCTCAACATCGCATTTGCTATTTGATTTGCAGAATTTTGGGGTGACGCACCCGACGCACAGCTTCATGTCAGGCATGGGCTGCGGCTGAACTTTTGGGGGGCGGCGTAGAGTGCGGACAATCATGCGGAGCAGTGCTTGCCTGAAACTAAACGAATGCCTTTTTTCTTTTCGCCTTTTTTCTTATCGTATGCCATTACTTCACCTTCCGTTTTTTTGTTTGCTTTGGCTCTGATGTCATTCCATAGCCTTTAGTCGTGAGAACCCGAACCGGCTCTGGCTCTGCCAGGACGACCTCTTCACCGGCAAACGGCATGCGGCCTTCAAAGCATTTCTCACGCGCTATGCAGCGCGATGGCTTTGGACAAAATTCACAAGTTTGCATTTTACTTCCTCTTGTTAGCTTTCGCCTTTTTGACAATGTCTGCATCACCACTTGCACCTCTCAGCCCAATATGCGGCTGACATTTTGCCCTTTGAGATGTTTGATGCGTGTCTTGCTTTGAATGAAGCTCTGCGGGTTTTTGCCGCTTTGCTCTCGCCCTTTTTAGGCGCAGACCCTTTGACGCCCTGCTGCCCGAACCGGATGGTTTTGACCTTGTCGCCCTCTTTTGCAACAACCACATGGCTTTTTGTGGGGTGGCTGGGGGTGCGTTTACATTGGTTATAGCGATCCAGCCCCAGCTTTGTCAGACGTGGGTCTTTTTTCTTTGGCATTTTGCATAACTCGTTGTTTTTATACGATTTTATTGCTTTTTATAGTTTACTATAGGGTAAATAAGGCGCATGGTAGTTAGACAATAAAGGAGGACGAAATGACCAAATCAAACCAAACAAAAGCTCAAAAGGCTTACGATTGGATCATGAGCAAGCTCGATGACGGCCTGACTGTTCGGATCGCAACCCAGCTTAAATACACCGACATTAAGGCCAAGCACCGTAAGGCTTGGGAGGATGCCGGAAAGCCCCTCTTCAAAATCGGATCAGACGGATGCCTCTACATGGCTAAAGGCAAATCTTATGAATGCATTGCATACAAAGAAATGATCCTGACAAAAGTAACTGCCTACTAGGAGGAACCCCATGCATATAATCCACGTCAAATATAACAAGAGTGGCAAGCACCTCACCGAAACCTTTGTGGTCGAGAGTCTGCTAGACTTCGTTAAAGAGCTTGAGATCTTTAAATCTGATATTTGCCTCTACAACGATCAGATCATTGAGATTGCTCAAGAGGCCTAGTCCTCAAAGTCCTCCAGCTCGATGCTTTTGAAAAACTCCAAGAGTTCGGCGACCGTAACGCCGGACTCTTTTGCCATCCAGCTTATCAATATTATAGAGCCATGAACGATGTCCCCAGCCTCGACCGGTGTATACTTGTCGTTCATCAGCCCGACCGCCGCCAGCCGGAGCGTATCAAACGCCTGCGATATGCCCTCTTCCTCTAGCGATACCGTCACGCTGATCTCATCATCATTCGCGCCGCGCTTTGGAAAGTTCAAAATATTGTCGTTCATATCACCCATGACAGATCCCTCTGGATGGGGGTGCGGCTGTTCCAACGGCTATGATGCCCCGATGCTGTCGCAGCCTCTGCCGCCATTGTCAGCACAAACGCATCAGCCACGTCCGGGCTGCGTTGCCCCCGCCGCTTCATCTCATCCTTGCTCTCAATCTTGAGCTTGCCGGTGGACTGGTATTTATACCTGACGGCTGTGATTTCGCTGATGAGGGTTTCATCATTCGGGATCTTGACGTCCCGCCCTTCAAACCACTCTCGTGCCTTCCAGAACAATTCGTCCCGCAGCCTTACAAATTTTTCTTTGAGGCTGGGACTCTCAGACACCGCAATCCCAATCGCAGGCAGATCCAACTCAGCGAGACGATCAGCCAAACCAGCACCAATCCCAATGCTATCGATGTAAATAGCGCTTGGACGATCCATATAGCGAGTTGCCTCATACTCCGACAGGATGATCCCCGCCAGCTCCATCAGATCTTTGTTTTGCCACGTCTTGACCGGCTCAATGACCACGTTGCCCTGACGTTTACAAAGCGCCGTTCTGTCTCCGCCATAACGCGAAACATCCAGCCCCCAAACCGTCTGCGTAGTCGGTGCCATCTCAATCTCGCGCCTAGTCGCAGCTTCAACGAGGTGTAATGGCAGCAAAACATCGTCCGATTGAGTCGGGAACTCACCGCTGACACGCACCCTGTATACATTGCTGTCGACGCCATATTTTGCCGCCATGTCCGCAATAAAGTTTTCAGAGACTGTATCTGCATCCTCGCAACTCACCGTCAAGCATTTCCACATCTCACGATGCGAATGAAACGCGTCATAAAAATAGCCGTCCGCCCTTGTCGGGTTTCCGCACATCAAAACCTTCGCCCCTCGCGTTGAGAGCGAACCCTCGCCGACCTGGAACACCACATCAGGGATGCCCGATGCTTCCTCGCAAATGAACAGCATGTTCTCGCTATGAAAGCCCTGTAAGGCTTCTGGGTTCTCGCGGCGAGATGTTCTCGCAACCGCGAAGCTGTCACTCGCCCCCGAAAGGCTGATCTTGTCGCTCTTGAACTCAAGAAGATCTTTGAAGCCCTTTGGAAGCTCACGCGCCCATTTGTCAATCTCAGTCCACAACACATCGTTCAACTGATGCGCTGTGTTCGCCGTCACCGCAATCTTGCAGGGATAGTGCGTCAACAGCCACCAGAGCGTCACCCATGCCTCAAACGCCGTTTTACCAACGCCGTGACCGGATTTGATCGCCAGCTTGTCATTTGAAGCTATCGCCTCAAGAGCCTCGCGCTGCCAAGTTTGCGGCTTTGCGCCAATAACGCTCTCAACAAATAAAACAGGGTCATTCCGCAGCCGCAGAATGGTGTCCTCTATCGAAGCCATAAACCCGCCCAATCCCACGCGCTATGAGGGACTAGCGCGTTGCCAATTATGTAAAGCTGCCCTCTTTGAGCTTGTAACAGCGCCAGCGAACCGCCCTCATGTCGCTGATCAGCCGATCAACATCGTTTGCCATCTGCATCGCACGAGCTTCGCAGGCCTTGCGTGTTTCCAATGGAAAGCGCGAGTTTTCCAGCTTTATGCACACCGCCGGGTTGCTCAATGCGCAAGCTATCACGATGGCTTGAAACATGAGCGCTCCGTTTGAAAAGGGGGGGGGCAAAAGCAAAGACCGCCCGCCCGAAAAAATCAGGGGGGGGGTCAAATAATATAATCGCTAAAAACTAGGCGCGGTTTGTCCACACTTTGTCCACGCCACCCGCTAACCCGCGCTGTCTATAGGATACCGTCAGGCTAACAGCCTAAGCATCAATGCAACGAGCCTTTGTCCGCCGCCAGATCAGCCTCGCGCGCGCGTAGTTCGGAAGGTAGAGCTGTATCACCCTCCAACCTGTCTTGCACCAACTTCAGCGCATCCACATAGCTTGCCTGCGCTCCATGATCCACATTGATGCGATCACCGAACGACTTCGGAGCCATCCTTGCAGCGCTCCACTTCAATCCATCAATCGCAGCCCGAAGCATTGCTGAGTCTTTGTATTTGCCCTGTAATCCAGCCAGAGCAACCTCTGCGACCAACTCACCATAGTAAGTCCCACGATCCTCTTTTGCCTGCTCATAAGCCGCTGCAAACGTGCTATCCGTCTTGACCCAGCTTTCGATGGTTTTACTGCTTGGCATACCATCTTGACGACAAGCCTGCGCACAGCTTCGACCGTTGCGGATATAATCGAGGAACTGCTCGACCGTTTCCGGTGTCTTTTTACTGTTCGTCTTGTGAGGTCTTGCCATTTTCTATCTCATCAAAGCTCATGAACGTGTCAGTGTGCGTTGCCTTTTCACCAGTGAACTCTTGCCACCGTCTGATAATCACGTCGGCATATTTGGGATCAAGCTCAACGGTTCTGCAATCACGCCCCGTCTTTTCACAGGCAATAAGTGTCGAGCCTGAGCCACCGAACAAGTCCAGCACGATCCCACCAGCCTTTGCGCTGTTGTTGATTGCTCTTTCAACCAGTTCGATTGGCTTTGTAGTCGGATGCAGATCTGACCGCTTTGGCCTTTCCATTGACCAAACGTCTGACTGCTTGCGATCCTCCAGTTCAACCAGTCGTGCGGCTGAACTGTTCCAGCCATACCAGATCGGCTCATACTGCGTGTGATAGTCTTTGCGGCTGAGAACCAGCGAGTCCTTTGCCCATATGATTGTGCTTGACCAGTGAAAGCCTGCGGCGTTGAGCGAGCCGTGTATGACAGGCCATTCTTGCGCTGACATCACGACATAAATCGGTGCGCCAGCCTTTGTGCAGATATACAGGCTGTTGGCGATGTCGTTGCAGAACTGTTGCCAGTCATCAGCCTGCATATGGTCGTTCAGGATCGTGCGTGGTTTATACCCCTGCGCGTTTCCCTTATCGACCGCACCGTAATTAACGTTCCATGGCGGATCGGTGAAAACCATATCTGCCTTCCGACCCGCCATCAGCTTATCAAGCACCTCTGTGCTGCAGCTGTCACCGCAAACCAGTGTGTGCCTGCCAAGCGACCAAACATCACCCAGCTTTGAGACAGTCTCGTCTTGCACATCCGGCACATCATCGTCGTCGGTCAAGCCATCGATCTTTTTGCCATCGGCGAGCAGCTTGTCGATTTCATCCCCATCAAAACCAGTGAGGTCAAGGTCAAAGCCTTCCTCGATCAAATCAGCAATCTCGACCGCCAGCATATCGTTATCCCAGCCAGCATTGAGAGCCAGCTTGTTATCAGCGATCACATAAGCGCGTTTCTGAGCGTCTGTAAGCCCTGTCAAAACGATTGTTGGCACGTTGGACTCGCCCAAGCGTTGTGCGGCCTGTAAGCGCCCATGCCCGGCAATAATGCCGTTGTTTTCATCGATCAGGATCGGATTTGTCCAGCCGAACTCTTTGA